TTATAGGGTACTTTCGGAAAAATCTAAATCGTACCGAACGACACCATTTTCGTCTTTATAGAATTTGCCTACTCCGATCAACTCTGGAAAATCTGCGGTCCAGAAAGTAGCAATAGCTGTTTTTTGGGTGGAAAGGTCAATGGTTGATAAAAGTTTTTCGGCTTCAGCCTGACATTGTTTTTTTAAGTTATCAAAACTGTCAGTCGTTGCGCCGCATTCAATGCTAAATTGAGCGTGATTGTTTCTTTTAGGCATAGTCGGTTGTTGTTTTAGGGGTTTTTATTCGTTCATTATCTTTTTGTAGTCAGGATCTTTCTCGTCGATCTCTGGAAGGTAGACTCTTCCATAAAATTTTAGTTCGTCGTTGTCGTTTCTGAATTGCCCGATATACCCTCTGCATCGCATAACCGGATTATTGGGGTTAGCCTTCATCAGCAGTTTGTGCCAGAACTTGTTTATATCGCGCTCGAGGTATCCGACCAGGTTCCCGTGTCTGTTGTAAATCTCGACGGCATATTTGTCCCCTTTGACCTCGTCTGTAGCGTTCAGGCAGAAGTTCTCGGAGTATCCGATGTCCTTTTTCGAAAGATCCCGATAATTGCTTCCGACGATTTTGTACTCGACCTCGTCATCCTCGGGTTTGACATCGTCGAATAGAGTCTCTCCGCGTTCCGTCGTATAGCCATATTCCTCGGTTTCAGTATTAGCCTCTTTACTTTCGACTGAGAAAGTGGGCTCCTCTTGCGTCGTTTTATTTGTCTGGCTACGTTTATAATAATAACAATAGCACAAAATGCGATGAACAGATAAAATAGACCCTCGTTGTCTGATTGCGGGGCAATAGGCTCTTCTTATAAGAGTGGTATCATTACAACATGTTCTTCGAAATCAGTGCAATGTGCGCGGGTCAATCTTTACTGCCGTTCCGGTTATGGTGTAATAATTCGTTCTGCGGTCGAATCTGATATGTAGCCCGATGATCCCGTTGGCTCCCATCGATTTCGCCCGTTCAACAATCTCGGCCAAAACCTCGTCGTGCGTGATGTAATCGTTGTCGCTGGGAATTCTTTCACCATTCACGGCATACGTTGCGCTCGCACGATCTTGTTGGACTGCATATTTGTCGATTGCGATATCGGCCAAGCAATCGTACTCGAAGGGAACGGCGTCCGATGAATAGATCCTGAATCCTTCTTCCAGATAGGGACGATAATCGACTATGGAAACATAGTCAGGAATTGCAGCACAGGCTGCAAACAAAAATGTCACTATAACCAGAAGCGTCTTTTTCATCTTACAGTGTATTTTTCGAGATACCTCCCTTGACCAGATAGAGGCGCAGGATGTCGTCCTTCTCGATCTCGAACGGATCGAACTCTTTGTTTTCCGAGACGCACAGCACGTGTTGCGCGTCTGATCCCTTGCGCAGGTATTTCACCATGCGGTTGCCTTTCTTCGTGATGACCAGATAGACGTTGCCGTAGTCGATGAACGACTCCATCCATTCCTTCAGGATGATGATCTGTCCGCTCTTGTAGAGGGGCAGCATCGAATCTCCGTATAGGTTCACAGCATCCGTACAGTCGCGGAACTCCGGGATGTCGATATCGATGTACTTGGTTGTCACCTGGTCGTCGAACAGCGTGACTCCTCCGGCCGTTGCATCCACATCAACCCAGTAGCGGATCCGGTTGTGTGTGGCTGCAACGTCGGTCGATTCGTTCAGCATATCTCCTTCACCGGTCAGGAGCCATACTCGATTGATTTTATGAGCAGCGCAAATATCTTGTATGGACCGTTCTCCAATCGATCTATTTCCATTCTCAATTGATGAATAGTTGCGTGGATCAATCCCGGCTTTTCTGGCGAATTCACCGCTTTTTTGTGAAAGTGCTATTCTGGCTTCTTTCAGTCGGCTTATTATATCCTCTTTATTATTAGGCATATAAGTAATTATATGTAATATTTATTGTCAAAAATTTGCTTTTGATGATAAATGATGATATATTTGCGATGTACAATAAATCGTACAACAAATGTACGAATCATTGGACAATTCAATGTGTAAAGATTTACAAAAAATCGGACAAAAGCAAATGGCGGAGGTAAAAAAAGATGATCGGATTGTGCAGATTATCATCACAAGACGAATGCATGGAACGCTTGATGATTTTCGATTGAAGCCCTTGGCTCGGGGTGGGGTTGATTGTACGATTGAAGTGGATGGCCAAATCGTATATGAGACCAGGCTATCTTTTATTCACTACAAGCATACAGAGCCATGGCGGTTTGAGCAATGGCTGATATCTGGGATCGGTTCATCGGAACAGGGAAAGGACCGACAGAATGGACGATCCTATCGATGCGATCTTTTGAGCCGTATCAAGTTGTTTTGGGGAAAGGTCGCGCGAAAGTTTGTCGATTTCCATGCCTAACTTTTCGATATTGGCCTTCAGCAAAGTTTCTTGTCCAGTAAATCCTCCCGTTCGCCAGAGATCGTGGGCCTCGATGTGAGTTTGGATGAAGACCTCTCCGCCTAAACAAGCATCCATGGAGATCAGGTTGAGCCTTTCAAAATGCTGTAAAATGGCAAAGTACTCATCGCTATCAATTTCGTACCGGTCACAATCAGTATTGATGTTTGCTTCGCTGCTGATTGGCGAATTAACGATATCGGAAAGTATGCGATCCTTGAGCTCCGAAGTAATCATAGCATAAATATTCGAATGACAAATATAGTAAAATGACGATGATTCACCAACCATCAAATCCTCGCAATCCCGACAACTCCTTCACCAAGGGGATCCGCGAGATCGCTGCACGCGACCGCCGCGAAGCTGCCGAGGTGCGTATGGAGATCCGTGAGGTCCTGGGCAATTTGAGCCGCTCGGCCTACTATTACCGGCAGTGGGGTATTACGCCGCATTCGCCGATCGAGCGGAGCGGCATCGAGACGATCTTCCGTCGCCATCAGGTGACGCAACCCTGGGGTCTATGAAACGCGATGCAGACAGCCTCTCGCCGGCCGAGACCCGAGTGATGCGGGCGGTGATCGAGACCCGCGGCGGGAATATCTCCCGCATTGCCGAAGCGCTGCACGTGACCTACCAGGCCGTGGCCAACACGCTGTCGGTGATGTACGACAAGCTGCAAGGGGAGTTGGACGGCAACCGGACCATCCAGGCACTGGTCGTCTGGTACTACCGGTCCGATCTCGGGCGACGTATCGGAGCCGCCTGTCTGCTGGGGCTGTTCTGCACCTATGTGTTCAGCGGCGGGGAGTTCGAGCGAACAGTGCGCCGGGCCCGCCGGGGACGCCGTGAAACGATTGAATACATCATAGAATAGAGCGATATGAAAGTCAAGTTAGACCGGGAAGTTCCGGTTCTCTACCTCAAAGGTAGCGAGGAACTCGGGCGTGCGACCGGCATCACCAGCGAGAAGACGCACGCGAAATGGCGAAGTGAGGGGCTCAAATACCTCGTCATGGGCGACGGGACCTTCCTCTATGATCCGCGGGAGGTGACGAAGTTCCTGAATCGCTTCTATGCGCCGCAGCAGTTGAAAGAATCATTAACCTAACCATGAATGCCATGATGATGATTGAACGCTGGCCCGATCACGGGGCCGAGATCCGGGTCTATACCCTGACGCCGGAGGAGATCGCCCGGCAGAACCGCCGGGACAACTGGTGTCGTCGGCGGGCCATTGTCCGCTGTGCGCTGCAACGCTGGATCGGTAAATGCCGGATGTGATGAAACGGAGCAGCAGACCCTGGAGCGATGATGAGATCCGCCGGATGCTCGACATGGCCGATCGGGGAGTCCCCTACAGGGAGATCGGTGCGACGCTTGGACGCACGGCCCAGGCGGTGGCATTCAAGCGGTGTCAGGTCAATCGGAACGGATTGTTGAGATGCCGGCTCGGAATGTGTTGTAATACAGACGGTAGTCGTCAGCATTCTGTAGAGGAGCGGCGGCGCCGTATCGACTGCATGCCGAATCCCTTTGCCCGCGGCCGTCGCGGTCGGTGGTAACCACAAATTTTTCCCGGAATGAAACACAGAGCGAAGAGACCGATCATGGTCGTCGATATCGACGGTACCCTGTCCGAAGTGGGGCCTCGCAGACGGTTGCTCGAGGAGTCGCCCGTCGATTGGGAGGCCTTCTACGAGGACGAATTCGACGATCCGCCCAAGCGGAACGTATGCTCGTTCGTGTCGTATGCGGCGCGGCGGCTCGAGGTGATATTCTGTACCTCGCGCCGGGAGAGCGTGCGGCTGAAGACGCAACGGTGGATCGCCCGCCACCTCGGACTGGTCTCCGGCGGTTACCGGCTCATCATGCGCGAGAACGGAGACGTGCGTCCTGCCGTGGCGCAGAAGTGGGACCAGTTCCGCAAGGAGACGACCGAGGAGGAGCGCGGCCGGGTTCTGTTCATACTCGACGACGACAAGACCGTTGCCCACATGTGGCGGCGTCGGGGATTCGTCTGCTTTGAAGTGAAATGACCATGGAAGGGTGGATCAAGATACATCGCGGGCTGCTCGATTGGGAGTGGTATTCCGATACGAACTGTGTGCGGTTGGCCCTGCACCTGCTGCTGATGGCGAACTTCCAAACGAAGCGCTGGCGGGGGATCACCGTCGAACGGGGGCAGCTCGTCACGAGCCGGTCGATTCTCTCCCGCGAAACGGGACTTTCCGAGCGGGAGGTGCGGACGGCGATTTCAAAACTTGAAAAATCGGATTTTCTGACCATCCGTGCGACCAGCTCCTATACGATCGTAACGATCTGTAATTACGAGAAATATCAGTCGTTCGAAACGGCCGATCGACCAGCCTGCGGGCCAACTGCCGACCAGGATGCGGCCAACTGCCGACCGGGCGCCGACCAGCCATCGACCACAACTGAAGAATGTAAGAAAGTAAGAAGAGAAGAATACACACACACGGTAGGTTCTGAAAAGGGGGTTGCAGGGGGAAAACCGGCCGAGATGTCCGAGGCGGTCGATGTGCTGCAGGCGTGGATCGGCGAACGCTTCCCGCAGATTGCCGCGATGGCGGAGCCCTTCACGCGGCAGCAACTGGGGTGGATGCTCCGCAAGTATGACGTCGAGGACATCCGGCGCATCGTGGCGGCGATGGACAACAAGGGGGCCTGGCGGAACCGGAGCGCCTTCTGCACGTTCACCTCCTATGTCGGCCGGGATCACGAGTTGCTGACACGCCGGCAGGCCGAGGCCGAGTGTGGCCGGCTGTACACCTACCTGCAGATGGTGCAGATGCTTCCGACGAACGGCGGCCGCTACCGGGCGGAGGATTTCGAGACGGTCCAGACTCCGCAGGGGGTCCGCTGGCGGATCCGCACGACACAGGACTGACCAATGGATCGGCAGGGCCTCCGTGCCGGCGGAGGATGCCATCGGCCTGTTGCAGCCGTTGCCCGGGTTCGACTCCCGGCGATCCGCAAAACAAACCAAATATCGAAAAACATGAATGCAAACGCAACACCCGAACCCCGGGATCAGGAGGTGCAGACCCGTTACAGCGAACGTCGGGGGCAGGCCTACTTGCCAGAAGATATGCTCGGGAATTACTTGGCCGCGCCGCTCAAACGGACGTGGTCGCAGGATCTTTTCGACGATGAGACGGGCGAGGTCGTATCCGTGGAGCGGAGCGAGTTGATAGCGGCCGCCGGTACGAAGATCGATGACGATCTGCTGACCCGCATCCAGTTTCACCTGCAGGCGGGCGATATCACGTGTGTCGAGGTGACGAACCAGCTGCGACTGGGCGAGGAGCGCGCGGCCTACGGGCTGATCCCGTGGAGCGTGACGGCCCTCATCGGCAAGAAGCGCCGCAAGCTGCTGCTCTATGCCGATTCGGCACGGATGGCCCTCGACGTGGCCAAAGACTGGATTGAACTGAACTGCTCGGGAACGTTCCACATTGTCGGCCTGAAGATGTTCGATCACTGTGTCTTCATCAAGGAGCCGCAGAAAGAGGTCGATCCGAACGAGTCGGCCAGTTTACGGGCGTGAAGGACAAGAACGGGACGCGGATCTTCGAGGGGGATGTTATTGAGTGCCTCGATAGCTTTGATGATTCAATCAGACATCGCGTCGAGTTCCGTCCCGAAAAAGGATATTTTGCTTTGTTCTTAATTAAAGGCGGAGATCCATGGGCTATTAAAGTGGGTAATCCTGATGTGGGCTATATATGTCAATCGCACATTGATAGGTGGAGCAAATACATAGTCGGCAATATCTACGACAATCCGGACCTGCTCAAAACAAAGTAAGCTATGCCAACCATCCCGAAACCATCCCGGCGGGCCTATCTGCCGCCGCGCGAAACCCAGGGCCGCCGCCTTCATGCGAACTCGGCCTTCTATCAGTCCTCGCGCTGGCGCCGCCTGCGCCGGATCAAACTGAATGCCGACCCGCTTTGCGAGGAGTGCCGGAGCCGGGGTCTCGTCACGGAAGCCACGGTCGTCGATCACATCGTCCCAATCAACGAAGGCGGTGCCGCCCTCGACCTGCAGAACCTGCAGAGCCTGTGCGACGCCTGCCACAACCGTAAATCGGGCCGCGAGGCCCACAAACGAACCTCCCGCCGATGAACACCAGCGCCACGATCATCGAGGTGATCGACGAATGGATGCAGAACCTCGACGTGATGGAGACCACGCGCACAAGCTACCGGACGAAGGTCCAGCTCTGGTTCCGCTGGCTCGCGGCGCAGCGTGTCGATCCGCGATGCCCGGCCCGGCGCCACATCCTCGCCTGGAAGCAGGCCCTCGAGCAGCAGGGGAGGTCGGCCCTCACGGTCGATGGCTACGTCACGGCCGTGCGGATGTTCTACAAATACTGCGCGGCCCGCGGCTACTACTCCGACATCGGCAGCGGGGTCCGCTCGTCGGTTCGCTACCGGGGCCACCGCAAGGGACGCCTCACCTCCGAGGAGGCGGCGCGGCTGCTCGATTCGGTGGATGTCTCGACCTTCAAGGGCAAGCGCGACCGGCTGATGCTGGCGATGATGTTGTTGCTGGCGCTGCGCACGTGTGAGGTCGAGCGCGTGAATATCGACGACTTCGACTTTACGGAGGAAGGCGTGCCCGTACTCTACATCCAGCGCAAGGGACGCCATGAGAAGGTCGAGGCGCTGGCTCTGCCCGATACGATCGTTGAACTGCTCTCGGACTTCATCTCCGTGCGCGGCGCCCGGCCGGGAGAAGCGCTCTTCGCAAGTGCCTATCCGAAGAACAGCCACCGGTTGAGGCGGACGTCGATCAGCCAGATCGTCCACCAGCGGCTGGCCGCGATCGGGATCCGCCGGCCGAACATCACGGCGCACTCGCTGCGTCACACGTGCGCCTGCCTGATGGTCGAGTCGGGTGTCGATCTCGAGACCGTGCGCGACATGCTCGGGCATACGACCACCAACACGACGCGCATCTATGCCGAGGAGGTCCACGCCCGGATGCTGATCCGCAACACGCCGGCGAAGCTGGTCGAAAAGGCCATCGAATCGGGTCGCAGACTGGGCGGATGAGGTGTGTATATATAATTACTTCCGGGACTTTTATGATACGAAATTCGGGGCCTTCTTACGGTTTTACGGGCATCCCGACAGCGTGGGGTTAATGCACAAAGCGCCTGGCCGTGAGCGGCGCAACGGTTGGCGGCTTCGTATCCGACGACGGTCCGGAACCCCGGCCGGATTACGATCCGGAGGCGATCGGAACCGCATCGGACTGCCTGTGGGGGGGAGGGGGTCGAAATCACGGGAGGGGTGGCGCCTATCAACCGCCACCCCAGTCACGAAGACACACATCCAAAATCTGAAAATATTTTGAGTAACACGTATGGGAAGAAAACCACTGCCTGATGAGGTCAAGGCGATGCGCGGCACGCTTCGGAAATGCCGGACCTCGAAAACGGAGACGGAGACCCCGGCGCGGGGCGTCTGCAAACCCGTCACCAAAGCCACGGCGCCCTCCTGGCTGGCCGACGACGCGCGGAAGATCTTCGACCGCACGGCCCGAATGCTGATCTCCTGGAAGGTGCTCACCAAACTCGACATCCCGCTGCTGGCGGCCTACGCTGCGGCCTATGCCAACCTGAAGAGGGCTTACGCCGACATCGCCTCCGGCCCGGGATATTTCATCGAGACGAAGACCCAGAACGGAGTGTCGGTCTCGATGCATCCGTCGGCCAGGCTCTTCAAGGATTCGCTCGACGTGGTGAACAAGGTCGGGGCGCAGTTCGGCCTCTCGCCCGTGTCGCGCCGCCAGGTCGAGTCGGCCGATGCCGGCGAGCGCAAAGATGCGGCCAAGGTCACCGATCCGTTTGACCAGTTCGTGGGGCAGTCATGAGGAAGCAGTTGCATCCGGCCGAGCAGTATGCCGTGGATGTGCGCGACGGGCGCATCCCGGTGAGCCGCTATGTCCGCATGGCTGTCGAGCGTTACTTCCGCGACCGGGCCGAGGCCGTCGAGCGGGGTTGGTACTTCGACGAACGGGCCGCAGCCCGGCCGATCGACTTCATCCGCCACCTGCCGCACATCAAGGGAGAGTGGGCCGGCCGGCCGATCGAACTGGAGCCCTGGCAGCAGTTCTTCCTGTGGAACCTCTTCGGGTTCCGCCGCGCGGCCCGGGCACTGGCCGACCGGATCGTCGAGGCGGTAGGCGGAAAAGTATCCGATGGCTATGCCTTCTATTTTCAGGGCCGCAAGTTCGTGATGTACGCGGACGAGAGGCTTTCGAGTTATGAATTAACCTTCAAAATTCTTTGATACCATGAAGACAGGGAAAGGGCGCAGTCTTACGATGTTGTGCGCCGACAAGAGCATCTATCACGCGCAGACACATACCTATACGATCTCGCCCCAGTACGAAGAGTGGGAGACCAAGGACACCAAAGGACCCGAGTACGAGCTTTCGAAAGTGGCCTTCACGGCATCCGTGGACGGCCTCGCATGCGTGAAGGAGAGCGACGGTGATCCGGCCGACGCACACGATACGCCCGACATGATCGCCCAGGCGATGCAGGGGCAGGCAGTGGATGTGGTGGCCAAACTGGCCATTGAGGGAACCACCGAAAAATCCTATACGTGCAAGTGTGTGATCGACAGTTTTGAGGTCAGCGAGACGGTGGCCCAGAAGGCAACCTACAAGGCTTCGTTCAAGGGGTACGGCCTGGCTCCGGTGGAGTAGCAGACCGGGTATGACAACTCCGGCGGAGGGTTTTCCTCCGCCGGTTAAACACGAAACAAGATGCTGCAGCAATTCACAACCAGCGGCCGGAGTTATCCGGTCAATTTCGGGATCCGCGCGCTGGCGGCCACGGCCGACCAGCTGGGTCTCACCCTCGACAACCTGGCCCGGGAGACGGTCGTCCCCGACATGCCGTTCGGTCGGCTGATCGAGATTGTCACGGTCGTCACGGCCGAGGCCATGACCGACGGTGCCCGCAAAAGCGGCGAACCGAAGCGCTACACGCCGGATGATGTGGTCGATCTGATCGACGGGGATCCGGCGCTGCTGCCGGCGTTGCTGGCGTTGTTCCGCCAGTCGATCGGCAGCGGAAACCCGGTTTTTCAGACGGCGGCCCGGCCCGAAAACCCCGAGGCCGCCGAGGTCGGGCACGCAGTCAAAAAGATCAGGAAGTCACCTACGGGCGGCTCTATGCCGTAGCGGTCGGGATGCTCGGTATTGCGCCGGCGGACTTCGAGATGATGACCCTTGCGGAGTTCGAGGCGGCCGAGCAGGGGTTCATGCGGCGGCGGGAGTATGACTTCCGCACGGCGATGAACATCCAGCGGTGGGGCAGCTTCGCCATCATGGCGTCGATGTGCGACATGAAGGGGCGGGAGATGCAGGAGGTGCTGCCTCTTCCGTGGGACCGGGCGGACGGGCGTCGGCCGGCATCGGCTGAACGGAGGATTTCGAAACGGGAAATGGCGCAGATGCGCGAGAGCGCGCTGCGCGATGTTGAAAAATTGGAGCGACTATGGCAAGGAAAATAGCGGAGCTGCTGATCAAACTCGGCGCCGACACATTGGGGGTTACGAAGATGTCTGCGGATGTCCGCAAGCAACTCAACTCCCTGCAGAAGGATCTCACCGGTTTCGGGAAGAGCTGGTCGCTCTATGTGACGGCGCCTCTGACGGCGGCGGCCGGTGTTGCCGTGAAGGCGGCTGATGTGCAGCTCAAGAACGAGAAGCGTCTGCTCACGGCCTTGCGCGGGCGTGAGGATATCCAGCAGCGGCTGATCAAGCAGGCCGGGGAGCTGCAGTCGCGCTCGCTGTTCGGTGACGAGGAGATCATCGGACAGCAGGCCTTCCTGGCGTCGCTCGGACTGACCGAGCAGCAGATCAACGACACGATCGAGGCGGCGGCGCAACTCTCGTCGGCCACGGGTATGACGCTCGACAGTGCCGTGAAGAACCTGGCGAAGACCTACGGCGGTCTCTCCGGCGAGTTGGGCGAGAGCATTCCGAAACTGAAGGAACTGACCACCGAGCAGATGAAGAACGGCGAGGCCGTGAAGTTCATCCTCGAAAACTACAAGGGATATGCCGAGACGTTGGCTAAAACGGGAACAGGTCCTCTCAAACAATTGTGGATGGCCATTGGTGATTTGGCCGAAGAGTTTGGCAAGGTATTGATGCCTGCGGTACAATACGCGGCGGAAGCTATAAAGTCTTTTGTAAAGTGGTTGCAGGATCTTTCGCCGACAACAAAGACCGTAACTGTTGTTATAGGGGGACTTGTGGCGGTTGTTGGACCGTTGTCGCTCGGGTTGGGAGGTGTTATAAAGATGTTGCCAATGCTTAAAGTCGGATTGGCTTCTTTAGCTGGACCGGCCGGATTGGCAGCTCTTGCGATAGGAGGATTAGCGACTATTTTCATAGCAGCCAAAAATGCGCACCATGAGTTTGCCGTGGAGCTTGCTGACAAATCGACACTAACGGAATTGCAGAAGAAGCTTAAAGAGGTTCAGGATAAGATGCTTTCGACTTCGGAGCATGTTTCCATGCAATCGTCCGTTGGATTCTATGTCACAGAGAATCCGGCCTATAAAGTGCTTCGAAAGCAGGAGCAGGATTTGCTTGAAGCTATTAGGATCAAAACGGAGGCTATTGAACAAGAGGAACGGGCTCGTAAGGAACTTGAAAATGTAATTGACTCCCAGAAAGTGTCGGAGGAGGAGCAGTTGGGCCTGATTGGGCAGTTAGAACAGAAGATAAAGGACCTTGAAGCAGCCAAAAGAGAGGCTACTTCCACTTCGGAGATCCACAATCTGACCCTCTCGATTGCCGAATTGCGTGACGAGTTGGAACGGCTTCAGGCGATCGGAAGCAGCGAATCCATCGCGGGCGATACGGGCAATCTCTTCGGAAAAGGCGGGATCTCTCCCTTGGCGTTCGATCCGGATGCGATCAATCCGCCCGAGAGCGACTGGTCGGAGGCCAGACAGAACTTCGCTGCGAACCTGTCGAACTTCGCATCCGAGGCCCGTGCGCAAACGATGGACGTGGCGGCTTCGATTCGGGGATTTCTTTCCGACGTCGCCACGACGATCGGAGAGGGGCTCGGAAACATCTTCACCGGGGACGGGACATTCGACGATATGTTGAATGGAATTGTCTCTGCGATGGGTAATTTCCTCAAATCGCTGGGCAAGCAGCTTATTTCTCTCGGAACGATGATGGTCGCAATCCGAGCTGCAGTGAATGCCTCGTGGCTTACTCCCTGGACGGCCATTGCCGTAGGCGTTGCCGCGGTGGCTTTGGGTACGGCCATGATCAACGCATTCAATAAACGTGCGGAGGGTGGTGTAGCCCTTGCCGAGGGGGGCCTGGCCTACGGCCCGACGATGGCCCTGGTGGGCGACAACCGCGGTGCGGGGAGCGATCCCGAAGTGATCGCCCCGCTGTCGAAACTCCGTCAGTACGGGCTCGGGCATCAGACGATCGAGTTCGTGGGCGGCACGTTCCGATTGAGCGGTTCGGACCTGGTGCTCGCGATCAGCCGCGAGCAGGCGAAGATCAACTATGTAAATGCCCTTGCGTGATGGCTGGATACGGATTGAAATACCTTTGCGAGTACCGCTCGAAGATGCGCGGCCGGCTTCTCTATCGGATCGAGGTCGAGGAGCGGGATGCCGCGGCGCGAACGGATGACACGGCCCTGCGGATGCGTCCCTATTCGGATGTGTTCTCTCTTAAGTGGGGAAGTTCGGACGATCCGGAGTATACGGCCGTGAAAGGCAGTTCGCTGACGCTGAAGATCCTCTGCGTGGACGATATGGAATACTTGTCGCTCTTCTCGGTCGATCCGTTGAAATACCGCATTACGATCTACGAATACCGCACCGACGTCTCCGGGCAAGACAGAAAACTGATGCTGTGGCGGGGGTTCCTGTCGGCCGGCAGTTACAAGGAGACTTTTGCACGGCCTCCGTATGTGGTGACGCTTTCGGCAACGGACGGCCTGTCGCTGTTGGACACCATGCCGTTTCAGACATCGGACGGATCGAGGTATACGGGGTTGGTATCGTTGGAAAAACTGTATACGGATTTGTTCCAGCGGCTCGGGTCGGAAATGCGTGTAGTTGAATGGACTGGCATTGCGGAACCGCCATCGGCAGAGAGTGTTCCGTCGTTCTTGGATATCTGTATCGATGCCGATCGGATCTATGAATATCAGAACAGCCCCACATGGCAGGATGTGCTTGAGATCTGTACCAAACCGTTCAATGCCCAAGTGTTTCAGGCCTGCGGAGTGTTCCACATCCGTCGTATCGTGTCTTTACTGTATCCTGATCGCCCGGTCGGGTTCGATCCGTATGGAGATGTACTGGGCCTATCGCGTCCGGTGGTGCATGCGATGTGGCAGGACGGATGTGATGTCAATTCGTCTACGGAGTTGGGTCTGCTTCCTCCCTATAAATATGCGCAGGTTACGTTGGCGAACAGCGATGAGCTCTCCGAAGAGACTTTCTATGCGGCCGGTCGATGGTCGATTGGGAACGCTGTGTCCGAAGCTCGGTCGAGGATAATGCGGGATCGTATTTTTCTGGTTGGTGTAAATCCTGTTGCGGACGGGGTTGTCGCAAGAATGTCTCCGATGGAGAATACCAATATCAACATATCGCTCGAATTGTTCAATGCCAAGTCCTATGTTCAATATGCATATGTGGGTGTCCGTGCGGTGAGCGGGGAAGCTGTCAGGTATTGGAACGTATCGACAGGAATGTGGGAAACAGTCCACAGTGATGGTGCTTCCATGAAGAAGGAGATTGCCCGTTCGGATGTGGGGGATGTCAATGAGTTTTATCCGTTAAATAATTTGTCATCGCAAACTTTTCAGTTCAATATCACGTCTGTCCCCAAAATGGGAGATACAAGTAATGAAATGGTTGATATACACGTGGTGATATTGATCAATGAATATTCTGGCTACCGTTCGAAAACCTTCATTGCGAATATCAGTTTCAACTCCGAATCGGGTTCGGTACCGGTAGATTATTCGATGGTGAAACTCCCGATAACCCGGTCGAATGTTGATAAGTGCGAGTGGGAGATCCCGATACGTGATGGCGGATATTGTGTCAATGCCATGTCGTTTATGTCGAATGTCCTGATGGCGCCTGACGGTTCGTCGATTACCGGGTGGATCTCGCCAACGGAGCAAGGGTCACTGATGGGAATCGCAACTGCCGATGTCCAATATTTGAGATCACGAATTGCCCGGCAACTTTACGGAGAGTTGCGATGTCCCGAGGGGGTTGGTCTGAACTCGTTGTTCTTGGACGGGAAATATACGGAGGCACTCTATTATGTCAATTCGCTGGAACTTTACGCCCATCGTCAGGTGTACAAAGTTCAGTTGCGGGAGTTGGCCGATCTTCGGCTTCAACTTCCTGCGTATGAATGGGTCACCGTGGGCCGGTTCGCTGCGTATGAGGAAATTGCAGCTTCGTTGTGCGGTGCTCTGTTCATGAGGTATATGCTGAGTGCGGAACAGGGAATTTACGGGGTCAGAATCTATAATACATTTACTCGTGAGGCGTCGGATCTTCCCTATTCCGGGACCCAGGTCGATGTCCGCAAAGGGTATAATGCCGTTGTGATATATACCGGAGGTTCGGAGGTGTATGCTGTGGACAATGTGGGAGATGCCGTGTCCATCATGCGTTCGGAGGTTTCCTCCATTCTGAAAATGGATACGGCGCTTTATGATGCGAATCGGAAAATATGGGTCTCTTACGATGTGGAGACCGTGATCGGAAAGACTGTCGTTTCGGTTTTGTCTGATAATCTGGAACTGTTGTCGCAGGATGAATTCGAAGTGCAGGCCACCGGTATGTTTCTGATGGCTAATGGATATGTCCTGATAAACGGTACTGCGGGAACGAGCTATTGGCATGGTTACGATATGCATTCATCGAATGAATTGCTGGGGGTGAATGATCCGTATGACCCGACGTCCGACAGTCAGTGGCTTATGGCGGCCGTATCCGATAAGATCATCGTCCGCTTTATCAGCGAGGATTATCTGTTGCAGGTCGCCGTCAGATATGGGTTGAAGATGAATGCAACGATTTGGTCTACCGGTGAGTTTCCGAGTAATGTGAATGTTGCTATGGTCGCCTGCAACAATCAGGTCATAGCCTTGACCGGCCAGCGCGACGGAGTTCCGTCCGAGTTGTGGGCATATAACGTGCGGACGAGAAAGGCCTTTTCCCTGAATGTGCCTTGTGTGGCTGGGTGCGGCGTGAGCGGCAGTTGTGCCTATTTCTTGACTTGCGACCAGGCGGGGCCCGTGCGGGAACTGAAATGCATTCAATTGGAGCAAAATTGCCTTACGGACCGGTATTTCTATCTCCTGATTGACGGAGTTGCCGGTGATGTTGTGTATGATGATATTGCAACGGTTGGAGACCGATACGACATTCGGGTGCAAACAGATGGTATTCCGTACATTGTTTCGCGGGACGAACGGCTGCAGGTGTCGATTTCCGGCAATGGACCTGCGTATATCCTGACGATCTCTATCCCCCGGAACGAAAGCCATTCCCAGGTAGCATATGATCCGGTTGTCGTAGGCATCCGAGAGAACTTCGCGTTGTTGCGCAAGGTATTTTGTATGCAGCATGGCGTCATGAACTATTACCTCAAACTGAACAATTCCGACGGGAATTATTCGACTACGGTGATGGCTCAGACGACATTCTTTGCCGTTCCGCTCGAAACGAACGGGACTGTGGTCGTGAAGTATGAAGGGATCGATTATATCCATCCCGAGGTAGCGCCCGACAAACGGTCGATCACGTTCACGGTGTCGGAGAACACCTCTCCGAAGGAGCGGGTCTGCAGCATACTCGTCACGCTGGAGGAGGATCCGACGGTGCAGCGATATGTGGTGGTCACGCAGAAGGGTGCGGTGCAGGTCCCGTATTATCTCACGATCGACGGCTCGACGGAGGATTATGTGGCGTCCGTAGATTCGGGCACCGGCATGTTGTCGGTTCCCGTCCAGACCAATGGAACGGTGGAGGTGCTGACCAATGGCGCCTCCTTCCTGACGCCCTCTGTGTCGGAGAACAATACGTCCATCTCCATCGTCGTGGCCTCGAACGCCGGGGAGGCCCGAAACGGGACCTTGACCGTCCGACTGGTCGAAGATCCGAGCATCGTTCGGTATATCACCGTGAAGCAGGAGGGCGCATCGGATTCGTATTACCTGCGGTTGAACGGGAGCGAGGATCGATACGAGACGACCGTAAGTTCTGCTGCGCAGTCGTTCACGCTTCCGGTCGAGACCAATGGCACGCCCAAGGTCATGCCTCTGCCGCTCGAATGCATCCGGATCGAACTTTCGGCGGACGGCAGGTCCGTGACCTTTACGCTGGATGAGAATACCGCGTCCGAGGACCGCGTCATTCAGGCTCTGATCACCCTTGAGGAGGACTCCTCCGTGCAGCGATATGTGACGATTACGCAGCAGAAGGCCGAACCTCCCGTTGAGATCACCTTCTCGAACCTCACCAGCCTGAAGCTGTACTTCAAGAACCCGGATATCACCAGCGCATACGGAACGGTCGATGCCGGCTCGGATGTCCGGATCGTTCCCGAGTGAGATATCGGGTTTTATCAGATGTCTACTCCGTCTATTATTCTGAAAATAGTGTCTGTTGTGTCGGGCGTAGAGTGCGGGCACTGGGAATCGGCAGCGCCGCGGAGGTATGTCTTCGAGTACGACCTGTTCAAGAGAGAGGTGTACGACAAGACCGGGGAGACCGAGGTTATGATCAAGAGCGGATTTTAGGAGAATGCGATATGAAGAAGCAGGTTGATATAATAGGCAGCCGGTTGCGTGGCGGGGGTGTCATGTTCGGCAGTTCTGTCGGGGATACCCGCTGTTTGATTGTATAGGCCATGTTCGACATCCTCCTTGATACATTCGGGCTCGAGGCCATCGTCCTGCGGCGGGCCGCCCTGCTGGAGATCATCATCTGGGCGGTGATGCTCGTGGCCGTGATGATCGACATGCGGGCCGGGATCCGCAAGGCCCGGGCGCTGCATCAGCCGATCGATTCGCACGGCCTGCGCCGCACCTTCACCAAGTTCGGCGACTACGGCAAGGTCACGGCGCTCTTCATGTGCGTGGATGTGCTGGGCCTGCTGTTCGGCCTCTACTCGATGCCCTACGCCTCGGGAGCTGCCGCCGTGATCGCGGTTGGCATCGAGGCGTGGAGCGTGCGCGAGAACCTGCGTGCTGCGCGCTCCTCGGCGGCCAAGGTGACGGACATCGTGGCGGGACTGGCCAAGACGCAGGACATGAAGGAGGTGATCGAGTTCATCCGGCAGCTCGACCGCGTGCGGGCCGAGGCTGCGAGTAAAACCAAAGACCAAACCTAATAAAACATTGCGATTATGACAAAGACAACCAAAACCATTCTGATCGTTGCCGCCGTGCTGGTGGCTCTCGTCGTGCTGTTCAACTTCCTGCCCGGTGGTGTTCGCATCGCCTCGACGATCTCCGCCGGCGTTGGCTTTGTGGCCGGCATCATCGCCAAGACGTGGTATGACCGTGAAACTAAAAAGAAGGAGGCCGAGGTATGAAGATCCTCCTGGACAACGGCCACGGCGAGGAGACGCCCGGCAAATGCTCGCCCGTGTGGCCGGACGGATCGCGCCTGCGCGAGTATGAGTTCGCCCGGGACATCGTGCGCCGGATCTTCGATCGGCTGCACGCCCGGGGCGTCGTGGCGGAGATCGTCGTCCCCGAGCTCCGGGATGTGCCGCTGTACGTGAGGTCCAACCGCGTGAACGGCATCTGCGACGTCGCAGGCAAGTCGAACTGTCTGCTGGTGTCGGTCCACGCTAACGCCGGCGGCGGCACCGGCTGGGAGGCCCACACCTGCCTGGGCGATTCGATGTCGGACCGCTATTCGGCCCTCTTCTACGAGAAGGCCGGGGAGGCGTTCGGCAAGGAGTGGATGATCCGGAAGGGGAGCGCCGACCCTGCAGATCCCGACTGGGACAGCAACTTCGCGATCCTGCGCGACACGAAGTGCCCGGCCGTGCTGACCGAGAACTTCTTCATGGACACCGAGCGCGACTGCCGTTTTCTGCTCTCGGAGGAGGGCCGCGAGCGGATTGCCGCGATGCACGTCGAGGCGATCATGGCCTGCATCGAGTATCACCAAACCCAAAGCTGACATGAGACGCATTTTCTACAACAGTCGGCTGGCCAAGTGCCTGCTTTGGCCGGGATATTCCACGGCCATGCTCTTCGGTTATATTTGCACTAAGCGTAAATCGAGCACCCCGCTATCGTATAAGACGAAGCAGCATGAGAGCATCCACGCCGAGCAGTACAACGAGGTCACGATGCTCGCATTCCTGGTTGCCCTGATCCTGCAGATCCTCTTCGGTGGCGGCTGGTGGTTCGTGCCGGTTCCGGTCGTGTATTACGTGCTGTACTTCCTCGAAGCGGCTTTCACGTGGCTGGTTCGTCTGTGTACCCACGGATGGACCGCAGCCGCAGAGATGGCCTACGCGAACTCCATGTTCGAGCAGGAGGCCCGGGCGGTCGTCGTGGGCGACAGCGTGCAGATAACGGTCACGGAGCGCACGCTGGAGTACCGCGACTCGACCTACTACGCCCGGGTGGTTGGGCCGGCCGTGGGGACGCTGGGCCCCCGGCTCGACTACGTTGAAACCTACAACAAGACGGTCGAGCGGGTGCAGCTCGTCCGCGAACCTTACGCCTGGGAACTGGGCCCCGCGATGGGGGCCTGGATGACCACGGACGGCAGTGGGGTGTGGGCCGGAGCCTATGTCCGGCGAACGTTCGGCCGATTCAGCGTGTCGGCCGCCGCGGGATACGATCCCCGCAAAAAAAGCGTCTTTGGCCAGATCGAGGCCGGTGTGGCGCTGTGGAGACGGTAGATCCTATATGTTTGGATCGGGCTTTAATGGGACAATGAGCCCTGAATTTGTGTTCACCAAATAAATTCCATCATACTCCGATTTGATCGGTTCTGGTAAATCTTCTTTGATTGTACCGATGAAGGAATTGTAAGGTATTTCCAGGCACAACCACCATTTGGTTATGTCTTTGTTCCCATTTTTGTAGGAGGAGAGTTTTTTCGATTTATTCTCGATAGCTTCTCTTATGGATTGTTCATTTGGCTGAATTATTACAAGCATATCGGGCTGAATCTGGATACTTATTTTCGGAGGAATTTCAACCGGTTCTGTGAGGTATGAAATTCGGACCTCTGAAATGTATTTTGACTCTTTCCTTTCATGTCCTATTTGGGCTTTAATCTCATCTTTTATTGTTCCCTCCTCGCTGTGTGCATATCCGTATAGATAAAGTTCGATGGGAACTTTTATGGTGATCGAGTAGGGGATCTCTTCCCTGAAAAAACCGTTGTTCTGTAATTCGGATATACATTCTCTGCATAATTTGGATAACCCTTTTACAATATGAGTATGTAGCGGATGTTGGTCTTTTAATGGATAACAGCTTACGTGTTCAATTCCTATTACCGCCTTGTTACTATTATCAGTCACCTTGAAATCGGGTTTTTCACCTCGGGTAAGATTGATGTCTGAATAATATCTTTCTTTGAAAATCCTTTCGAGTAGAATCTTTACGGGCATCTCTTCTTTGGCTTTTTTCAGGAAATTCCTGTTTGACATAGACGCTCTGCAGTATTTTGTATTATGATTTTCTTTCATAATTCAAATTAATTTGATGATTCGTGAAGATCTTCTGCTGCAAATATGCTGAATTATTTACGAATTCGTCGTTCGATTATTTACATTTTATTCACAATTTATCTGTGTCATGAAAACTCCCATCTCTTATTATGGCGGGAAACAGACCTTGCTGAAGTATATCCTTCCGCATATTCCGCAGCATCGGATCTACACTGAGGCGTTCTGCGGGGGCGCTGCCGTTCTCTTTGCCAAGCGTCCGGCCGAGGCCGAGATCATCAACGACCTCAATATGGAACTGACTAACTTCTACTGGATGGCCAAGGTCTGCTATCCCGAACTGAAGCAGCAGATCGAGAAAACCCTGCATTGTCGGGATCTTCATGCGCACGCGGCGCATGTCAATGCCTATCCGCAGTTCTTCACTCCGGTCGAGCGGGCCTGGGCTGTTTGGGCGTTGAGCAAAATGTCGTTCGCCTCGATGCTCGACGGCACGTTCGGATACGACTTCAATGGCGCCATGCCTAAAAAGGTGCGCAATGCCAAGGATGAGTTCACGGAGCGGATCTGTATCCGTCTGCAGCACGTGACGATTGAGAACCGCAATGCGCTCGATGTGATTGCCTGCTACGATTCCCCGGATACTTTCCACTTTGTCGATCCTCCCTATGTGAATTCCGATTGCGGCCATTATGAGGGGGTCTTCTCTGAACAAAACCTTGAGCAGCTGCTGGATCTGCTCGAGACGGTGAAGGGGCGCTTCATGCTGACGATGTTCCCGTTCGAGTTGATCGATCGCCGCGCCCAGCGCAACGGTTGGATCATCCATCGGATCGAACGCACGATCAGCGCCTCAAAGACAAGCCGGCGTCGGCAGGAGGAATGGATCGTCTGCAACTATGAATCGGACGAGAATTTGACGCTATTTTCAGTCTGTTAATTTTAGATAAAAAAATAAGAGGCCAAAAAGGCCTCTTGTAAATATTGTTAAAAATATTATTTATGAAAAAGTAACTACAAAAAATAACTATAAAGAAATAGTTGATAATTCAGCACCTAATTTATGGAGGGCAGATTCAATCTTTTTTACCTGAGCTTCACGGGGTTTTGTTTTTCCATGGGCGTAACTCCAAAGTTGTTTTGGGTTAATTCCAGATAATCTGCCTAAAGCTGCAGGAGTTATAATTCCTTCATAATATTGAAGTAAAGATTGTGCGTCGAATTTATATACAATTTCGTATTCTTCATCGAGCCATTTAGGATATTGGTAACCATCTTGACGGCAAGTATCAACATAATGTTTAATGGCTCCCTTCATATCCTCCTTTGCCGCTTCAGCAGTGTCGCCCATTCCAGAGAACATTTCGTCTGTACAATAGACGCTATATCCTCCATCCGAATTTTTTTCGATAATTGCATTAATTTGTTTCATTGCTGTAGGCTCTTTATCATGCGGTGTGAAAAACTCACCTTTTTTGTATTTTGATTGTTGGAGACGGGCCTTATTTCAAGCCCATCTCCTTTTTTATCTTTTTGAAAAGTCCGTTTCCTATTTCTTTACCCCCGTGGAAAGGAGCGGGGTATCTTCTTCCATCTTTTTCATATATAACATGACTTCCATTTTGTCGGGCGATTCGCCACCCATTAGCAATGATAATTTTGTGTAGTTCTGCGGCTTTCATTCATTGTATAATATTTTTAACGCTGCAAATATAGAAATATTTCTATTGATGTGCAAATAAAACAGTGTAAAAATATCTATTGTATTGTGGCGCGATCTAAAATATAGTCGATCACCGCCCGGTTTGCCCGGTCTACCTTGGTCCAATCGTAAGAGATGCAGAACTTCCCGGCGATCGAGGTGTCTACGTGGCCGAGTCCCTTGCTGATCTCTTTCTCCGAGACCCCGAGTTTGTCGGCCAGCGTCGCCCAGGTGTAGCGCGCCCAGTAAAAGGTCAGTCCTTCGATGTTCAACTCTTGGGCTATTGCGCGAATCGCTTTCTGGATCCGGTTGTTGAAGGTCTGGTAGGTCGCAGACTCCTCGGCGAAGCGGAGAACGTGATCCGTGCCGGCGTACCGGGTGATGATCTCTGCAGCTTCCGGCTGGACGAGGATCGACACCGGGTTGATGTTCTTGCCGGAGGTCTTCGTCCGCACGAAGTGTGCCCGGCCGTCGCGCAGCCGGTCGAGATGATAGAGATCCACCAGGTTCATGCCGCACATGTAGAATGACAGCAGAAAGAGATCCCGGGCCGTCCGGCGGAACGGGTAGGGCGTCTCGTAGGCGATCAGCCGCTGGAGCTGCTCCTCCGTGAGCGCCTCCTTGTCCTTGCGTGAAGAGGTGATCTTGAATTTCCGGAAAGGGTAGTGTTCAAGCCCGATCAGATCCTCGTTGATGGCGCTGTTGAAGACAGCCCGGAGATTTCGAAAATGCAGGGCCCTGGTATTGATCCCGACGCCTTGCTTTTCGAGATAGGCGTCAAACGCCTTCAGCCAAATAACGGTGATCGATTCGAACGAGAGGTCCGACTTGTCGAACGCTTCGATCGTTTTGAGGGTATAGAGGCAGGCCAGTCGGCTGTTCTCGGTGCGTCTCGAGTCGGCGTATCGGTGAAAATAGTCGGAGAGGCTCTCCTCGTTTGATGTTGTTTTGATCTCGGTTAGTAGTGCCTTGATTTCGGAGACGCTTTTCCCGGCCAGTTTTCCGGCGTTATCCAATTCTCGGAGTGTGTTCGTGTATCGGAAGAACAGCGTCTCGATACTCTCGTTGATCGCGCGGGCATTCGGGCACTTCGGAACGACGGCTTTGTTGATTTCGCCGTTCCAATGTTCAGGCAGGATATTAATACCTACACCAATGGTCGTTACCTTCCCTTTTGAGGAGAGGAGGAACTGAATCGGGTATTGTCCACGAACGTTTGCGCGCCGACGGTCGAGTTTTAAGGAGATGGAGGCCATTTTTGTGCAAGTTTTTTGCAAGTGGGGCGGTAATGACAATGCGACACAATGCCGCCACAATGCGTTATAAAGGTGGTTTAATTTTTGGGGAAAAGCAAGAAGAGAATAAAAGAAAAGCACTCACATTGCTGTAAGTGCTTGGCTTTTAATTGGTAGCGGGAGAGAGACTTGAACTCTCGACCTCATGATTATGAATCATGCGCTCTAACCAGCTGAGCTATCCCGCCATTGCTGAAAGCGAGTGCAAAGGTAATAGAAAAATTCATACCTGCAAAAACTTTCGCCAAAAAAATACGTCCGATTTTTGTCCTTTTGGGAGGTTTTTCGCCTGTGGCATTGATTTTGAGCATGATGCGCCGGTCATAAAAAAACAAACATCATGTCGCAAAATCTTTCCCTCCGTTCGGACAGCCGTCCGTCCCGGCCTTCCTCCTCCTCCGCCGCTTCGAAGTCCCGGCGACGATCCGCCTCCCGCACGGCTGCCCGCGGTCTCGCGTCGGGTGCTGGCAGGCCCCTGCCGCCCGGGCCGCGTTTCCTGCAAATACTTGGTGCGGTCAAGGTTCTGGCAGGCCTGCTGCTGCTCGTGGCAATCTCGTGGGAGGTGATTGCCGGAGGCAAGCACTTCTCGCGTCCGTACCTGGCCGTGCAGTTTGTTGTCTGCCTGCTCTTTCTGTGCGACTTCTTCGTCCGCTGGGGAGCCGACGGCTGGAGTCTCCGGTTTTTTTGGCGCAACCTGTTCTACCTGCTCCTTTCGGTGCCGTACCTCAATATCGTTTCGTGGAGCGGCGTGACGCTGTCGCGCGGAGCCGCCATGCTGCTGGGGCTCGTTCCGCTGCTGCGGGCCTTCCTGGCCATGACGATCGTCGTCGGCTGGCTGGTCGGCAACCGCGTGCGGCGCCTGCTTGCGGCCTACATCTTCACGGTGGTCGTCTTCACCTACATCTCCGCGCTGATCTTCTACGACTACGAACTGCCCGTCAATCCGCACCTGCACGGATTCGGCAACGCGCTCTGGTGGGCCTGGATGAATGTCACGACCGTCGGCGCAGCCATCTTTCCCGTCACGGCGATCGGCAAGCTCTTCAGCGTGCTGCTGCCGTCGCTCGGGATGATGTTCTTCCCGATCTTCACCACCTACGTGCTGCAGGAGTATGCCCCTTCGAAGACGAAGGATCGGGACGAGTGA